TAGGAGTTCCAGGAGACGCAACGATGGCAGACTACAGCAAGGGCAAGGACAACCCGCTCGAAGGACTCGACCTGAGCAGCGAGGCGGGAGCGGAGCAGACGCGGCGGGTGTACATCGGCTGCCCGACCTACGAGCGGCACGAGAACGAGGTGCTGAGCAGCATCTACCAGTGGGGCCGCAACGTCCCGGCCAACGACAACCGCTACTTCCTCTGCACCGTGCCGGCGAAGGGCCAGAGCCTGCTCGCCAAGGCATTCAACGACCACTGGGCGGCGTGCCTGAACGACGGCACGTTCGACTACTGGCTGCTGAACCACGGCGACCTGGCTCCCGATCCGAACGTGCCCTACGTCCACGTGATGGTCGAGGAGATGATCAAGCACGACCTCGACGTGCTGTCGTGCGTGGCGGCGCTCAAGGATGACCGGGGCCTGACGAGCACGGCGGTCGGCTGCCGGAGCAACATGTGGACGATGCGGCGGCGGATCAGCCAGCACGAGCTGGAGCTGCTGCCGGAGACGTTCACCTACGAAGACTGCATGGAGAAGCTCGACTGGTCCAGGCCGCACCCGCTCGTGGACGTGTTCGCCAGGGGTGACGTGCGTGAGCCGTGCCTGCTGGTCAACACCGGCATGATGATGGTCCGGCTGACCAAGGGCGAGGGCGAGGACAAGGTGCGGCAGACCTGGCCCTACTGCTTCCCCGGCTTCATGATCTGGGACCGGCTCGGCTGGGTCCACCCCGACGGCACCGGTACGCTGGCCAGCCCGGCCCGGACGCCGAGCCAGTGGGGCCACTATCGCATCCCGGAGGGGGCGCGGGAGAAGGGTGGCACGCTCAACGTCCAGTGCGTCCCGGAGGACTGGTACTTCTCGATCTGGTGTGCCCGCGAGGAACTGCGGGTCGGGGCGACGACGAAGGTGCCGACCGACCACTGGGGCTTCGGCAAGGTGTCGTGCCGGCGCGGGCAGCCCCTCGGCACGGAGAAGATCGACCACGCGTACTTCGACTGCGAAGCGAGACACTAATGGGGCTCGTGACCACTGCGGACGTGCTGACGGCGCTGAAAATGACGGCAGCCCCCGGCACGTCTGCCTATCAGCAGATCGACCTCCTCCGCCGCCAGTTCGAGTCCATCATCAAGCGGTGGTTGAAGTGGCCGGTGGAGGCCAACGATGGCATGGGCTACGGCAACTTCCTGGAGTACTACGACGGCAAGGGCTACATGGACGTGGTCCTCCGCAACCCGTGGGTGGCGCGGGTGAGCCAGGTGCTGCTAACCCAGCTCGGCGCCTACGGCAGTTACAATCAGGGCTTCTCGCAGGTGACGGCGCTGACGAACGGCACCGACTACTCGCTGGTGTTCGAGCAGAACAAGCTCTGCCGTTCCGGCATCCTCCGACGGCTGACGAACAACCTCGTCAATATCGGCTGGTGGCCGGCGATGCAGATCTACAACCAGAATCCCGGCGGCCTCGCCTACCAGCGGGGTCCGTTCTGGCCCGGCGGCTTCGGCAACATCCGCGTCACCTACGACTGGGGCTTCCAGCCGAGCACCGCGCCGTCGGCGGGCAGCTGGACGGGAGGGGTAGCCACGCTGACGTTCCCTAGCGCCATCGTGGTGCGGCCCACCGACCAGTTCACGATCAAGGACGCGGTGCCCGCCGCGTGGAACGGCGACTGGCAGGTAGCGACGGTCAGCGACGACTCGACGCAGGTGACGTTCCGCACGGCGACCGATCCGGGGGCACTCTCGACCGTGGGCACGGCGACGTTCATCCCGCTGGACATCCAAGCAGCGGTATGCGAGGCGGTCTCCATAGGTCGCGCCATGATGCAGTACGGCGGCAAGCTCGGCAACGAAAACCTGGGTGACTACGGATACGGCCTGGTCTTCAACCGCGAGGACAGCTTCGGCACCGTCAGGCAGATGCTCAGTCCGTGGCGTGATATGAGCGCCGGCATAGCGCTGGGGTAAACCATGCTCTACGACTTCGAGGACGACCCCCAGCTCTACCTGACCAGGCAGCGGTCAGCCAGGAGCGACGGGCTGGGCATGAGCGTCAACGACCCTGTGGGCGGCGAGCCATTCCAGGGCCGCATCAGCAGCATGAACAGCCAGCAGATACTCGCCTGGGGTACGCTCGGCTTCCAGGCCGATGCCACGCTCTACTGCCTGCGGGACGACCTCCAGAACGGTGACGTAGTGCGGGACAGCTCCGGATTGTACTACCTGGTGCAGAGCCGGGCGTTCAGCTTACAGAAGGGCACGCTGCACACGTTCTTCAAGTACGCACTCAAGACACAGACGCTCAGTTGAGGAGTCGCATGGCACGCTTTGAGGAATTCTTCAAGAAGTGGGCACGGGATCGGGGCGTCAAGATCGCCGAGGAAGTCAAGGCCGAGGCCATCCGCCTCTCCACCTCCAAGCGCTACCCGCCCGCATCTCGGCCCGGCACGCCGCCGGCGATGCGCACCGGACGGTTTGCCAGGAGCATCAAGATTGTCCGCACGACCAACGGTGCCCGGCTGGTGTTTTGGGCACCGTACAGCAAATTCCTGCTGCTCGGCACGCGGAAGATGGCCCCACGTCCGGTTCACGAGATTGCTTTGGCGAACGTCCTCAAGCGGCGGAAGGGGAAGCGCTAGATGCCGAACTACACTACGCCGCACGAGGCCATCGTCCATACGCTCCGCGAGTCCGGCGTGTCGGCCCTGGACGCCGAGAACCCGCCGCCAGACAACCGCGACTTCAACTGGGTCAACCCCGATGGCACGCCGGGCAGCCCCTACTACAAGGACGCCAAGGAGCCGCAGCCGGGCTTCCCCTACGTCGTCTACGACGTGGCACCGGGTACGCCGGAGCATACGATGGGTGGCGGCTACTCGGAGGCGTTCGAGGTGACGATAGACGTGGTGGGGGTCAACCCCTATATCCACGAGATCGGCTCGCCCTATTCCAGTCCAGCAGTAAGCCCCATCGCCTACCTGGACGCTCTGGGTGCCCAGCCGTTCGTGCTCAACGGCACCAGTTACAACTGCTTCAAGTTCATTCGCAAGAGCTGGGAGTTAATCGAAGACCCGACCCGCGCCCCGCAGGACGATTCCAACGGCGGCGGAGTCTACGGCAACGTGTATGTCGCCCGCGCCGTCTACGACATGGAGATCGGTGCGGCTTACCCGACCCTCACGAGGGGCTAGAGAGGAGAGATAGAGTGGACCTGAAACTCGACCGAAGCAAGGTGCGGCCCATCCCGTTCCGACCGAACTGGATGCAGCAGTTCCGGCCCATCGACTGGCACAACGCCAGGCTGCGGCCCATCCTGCGGGCCGGTAAGAGCCTGATCCGTACGCACGTGCTCGACCCGTGGCTGAACCTGCTGCTCAGCCAGCGTGGCCTCAACGCCACGCACAAGGGCTGGGCAGACATCACCGACGACGAGGCCAGCCGCGCCATCCTGCGACTCATGGACTTCGAGGTGGTGTGCAGCGACATCAACCAGAACGCCGGCAGCGTGCTCAGCGTCAACCCATCGCAGCTCGTTGGCGGCAGCACCAGTGCCGCGTGCGTGGCGGGCGATGCCGTGACGCAGAACTCGTCCAACCTGTGGGCACCGGGCACGGCGGCGGGCACGGCCATCCAGTCCGGCACGACCGGCGTCGGCGTGGCCTGCACCACGGCACCAGGCCCCAGCCAGCCGCTGACCGTGTGGAAGAGCGGCAGCATCATCCTCGGTGCCATCGGCGCTGGCCTGGCCATCGGCCAGGTCTATTGCATCAGCAACACCGGCAACGGCAACATCTGCCCGTACAGCGACCTTGTCAGCACCAACTACCCGACCATCCTGGGCATGGCCAGCACCATCAACATCCTCGTCTCGCCTCCGGGCGGCTGCTTCGCCCTCGGCGTGGCCAAGGCGTAAAGGAGAACCATACATGCCGAGTCCGAATCCGACTCCCAGCACGCCCAGCGGGAGCTTCCGTGCCGGCCGCAACAGCCGGGCGCAGGTCAACGCCCAGAACATAACCGCCGCCCAGTGGAGCGCCACGTTCCGGGGCGAGAACCTCGACACCACCAACTTCGAGAGCAACGGCTACGAGGAGGGCATCATCGGCGTCTGGGGCCTGGACTGGAGCCTGTCCGGCCGCTGGAACGCCAGCCAGAACCCGAACGCCGATCCGCCGGGGCTGTTCCCCACCGAGGAGGGCAGCGACATGTTCCTCTACGTCAACGTGTCCGACGACACGGCCTACGAGATGAGCACGTTTCGCTGCACGCAGGGCCAGGCGTCCACGACCGCGACCGGCGCAGTGGACTTCACCGCCAGCGGCATGAGTCAGGGCCCGTTCACAGTCCCCACGGCCCAGAACTAGGAGCAGACGATGCGCGTCAGCCGCAAGCCGCCG